GGATTACTCGTGAAGTTCAATTAACCGCAGGAATAGTTTACACAATGTCTTGGAACTACATGGCAACTGATTATGTTCCATTTAATGATGGCTCAATTACCTCACTTGTCCCTGTCACCGTTGCATCAACTCCAGTTATAACTGTAAATAATTTTGAACAATCATATGCACTTCTTGGTTTTACAAATCCAGGCACAGGAGACTATTCAACAAACTCCTACGGTGCTACTGGCTGGCAAGTGTCAACTTATGAAGTTTCTGTGTCAGGAACATACAAACTTGGCTTTACATCATTTAACCTAGATGACCAAGGTTTGCCACCAGTGTTGATGATTGATGATGAAGTAGGCGCAACGCAAAAATGCACTCAAGGAAGTGGATGTGCTGTTTTTGGTGGGGTTGAACCAAATAATGAAACAGCCCCGACACTTCCCCCAACCACTACTACGGAAGCAACTACTACTACAACCTCTACGACTACTACGACAGTTCCACAAACCACAACAACTTCAACTACCACAACTACGACAACTTCAACAACTTCAACTTCAACAACTAGCACTACCAGCACAGTTCCAGAGTCAACTTCTACAACCGAGGTGGAAGTGACAACTACAACCACCACAGTTCTTATAAATACAACAGTGCCCCCAACTGTTCAACCTGAGGTTACAAATCCACCAGAAACGCTCCCAGAGGCTCCTGAAGAGGTGTTTCCACAACCTAGCCCAGATGTAATTCCAGATCCAGAGCTCTTTGAGACCATTCCTGAGATTGAAACGGTAATTGAGGAACCAGCAATTACGGTACCTGAGTTTGAACCCATAGACTCAATTTTAGAAGAAGTTGAAGTGGACACCAGCCTGCCAGACTTTGAAATCATAGAGACCGAAATTATAGAACCTGAAATTATAGACACTTTTATTCCAGAGTTTGAAGTTGTTATAACTGAAGAGGTATTAACGGAAGAGCAGGTTGATCAAGTCATTGACGAGATTATGAACGCTTCTGTGGAAGATGTCATATATTTAATTGACACACTTTCTGTTGAGCAATTGGATCAGGTTTTTGAAGAAGTATCTGTGGAGCAGTTGACAGAAATTCTAGACAGTCTTTCGGTAGAAGAAGTTTTGGATGTTATTGAAAACATTGAATCAGTTGACGCACTAGAAAATGTCATTGACGCAATCAGTGAAGAAACAATTGATCCAGATACTGCAATTGCGGTTATTGAAAATGGAAACTTTGAAGAGCTACCAATTGAGCAAATTGCGGAAGTATTCGCTGCAATTGAACCAGATCAGTTTACCGAAGAACAGAAAACGGAATTAGCAGCAGCACTTACTGACGCTCCTGCTGAGATTAAGGAATCGTTTGAGGAAGAAGTTGACATCTATGGAGATGGGTTTGATGACTACATCCCAACAGGTTCATCTATTGATGTTGGAACCCGTAAATCAATCTTGGCTGCAACAGCCGCAGTAGCTGCAATAGCTGTTGGCTCTGCATCTACTGGAGGAAGCACTGGTGGTTCATCTGGCGGTGGTTCGGGAGGGTCTGGTGGTTCTGGAAGTTCTGGGGGAACCGAAGGTCGTTCTAGAAAGGAAGAAGAGTCAGAAGGTGGGTTCTCTGGAGAAATTGCAGGTCCAGGGGAAGATGATGGTGAAGATTTTACAAAAAATAGTATATACAAGTATTATATAAGGGAGGGTAAAGAAATGAAAAAGTTTAATTGGTTTGGTTTTAGCAAAAAGATGTGGGATATTACTGCTGGATTGGCATTTACCCTCGCAGGAAGCCTTGTTGTCTACATTACGCTTTCTGGGGTAACTCAGAGAATTGCTGGAATTGCAACACTAACTGCTATCCTCGTGCATTATGTGCATGAAATTCTAAAAAATGACGAATAAAAAACTCTGAGATATAATATATATCAACGCCCGTTGGGGCAAGGAGGTGGTCTTTTGTCTACTTTGTTGAATGAGAATAATAAGAAGATGCTTGCATCTTGGGTAAGATCCTTTATCGGAGCTGGTCTTGCTGTCTATATGACAGGTAATCATGATCCTAAAGCAATTGCTACAGCAGGTGTTGCTGCTCTGGCACCTGTGATTATGCGTTGGTTGAATCCAAACGATACTGCATTTGGTCGTACTAAGTAATACCAAATTAATTTAGAGGTTAAAATGGCACAAGTTAAGAATATCCTTATGAGGATATTGGCTACATTTGCTGCATCGGGTTTAAGTGTAATCGGTGCTGGCGCTATAGCTAATGTCCCTTTGTGGAAAGCCTGCTTCATGGCAGGCATCGCTGGCGTTGCCGTAGTTGTGGAAGGACTCTCACGAGCATTCCTAGATGATGGTAAACTTAGTCTAGATGAAATTAATGCGGTGTTTTCTAAAGTTGATAGAAAGAAGTCCGCAGAAGGAGATATTAAATAATGGCTAAGAGAACAGAATGGGATTATATTGTTGAAGTTAAGCTTCCAGTAGCACTGAAAGGCATTGAGCCAGGCAAATTGCACCCAAGTTTATTGAGAGATATCCCAGGCGGCGGTAAGTTGTTTTACCTTGCTGCTGATGCATGGTTGGCAATGGTTGAAGCTGCAAAGGCTGATGGCGTTGAGCTTAAACCTACGAGCAGTGGAGATCTGTATCGCAGTTATGACAGCCAAAAGGCAGGGTTTCTCACCCGCTACCAGCTTGAACCAATTCCTGGTCAGAGCACAAAAACTTTTGAAGGTAAGACTTGGTACTTGAAGAAGGGCATGGCGATGCTCGCTACACCTGGCAAGTCACAGCATAACCTCGGCTTGGCAGTTGACATTGCTAACGCAAGTGAAAAGAAGAGAATTAATTGGTTGATTGCTAATGTTGAAAAGTTTGGTTGGTCATGGGAAGTAGTTCCATCAGAGCCTTGGCATATTCGTTATGTCTGTGGCGATGCAGTGCCTCAAGCAGTGAAAGAATATGTTGCTCGTAATCCAAGACCAAGCGGACCATTCGGTTCTGTTGCAGATCAAAAAGCTGCTGCTGAAGTAAAGACTGCAGCGCCAGCTACTAATGCTACTGCTGCTGCTACAAAGAGAGTTATTAATCTAGGGAGCAAGGGTCCACTTGTAAAAGAGGCTCAAACACTTTTGGTTAAGCATGGTGTTAATTGTAAAATTGATGGAGATTTTGGTCCAAAAACATCACAGATGGTTAGAGATTTTCAAACTAAAAATGGAATTCCTGCAACTGGTGAAGTAGATCAAGCAACTTGGTCAATATTGCTGGCATAACCAATCTTTGATAATATCTTATAGGAGATATTATGGCTGCAACTAGAAATATTACTATTTATCAAGGCGATACCTACGCTCATGAGCTTCGTATTAAAAATAGTGCTAATGCTAATGTAACTATTACATCTAGAACTTACACTGGTCAGATTAGAAAGAAAAGAAACTCTGACACGGTTGCAGCAACATTTACATCTGAAATTACAAACGGTGCTAATGGCATCGTTGTCATGTCTTTAACCGCTGCGGCTACAGCGAATATTGCTGCAGGGACATATGTTTATGATTTTCAAGAAACTAATGGCACCGTTATCACCACACTGATTACTGGAACGGTAACGGTAACTGGTGAGGTGAGCAGGTAATGGCTGGGGACATCACAACCGTTCAAGTATCTAGTGGCGATGTTACATCCCTGTCTGTATCCACAGATATTTCAAATATTACGGTAGCTTCTGATATTACAGGGGTGATTGTACAAACAAATGACACTACTGTGCTGACGCAATCTTCTGGGACAATCAATCTCGCTTCGTTATCTCTAGCGACAGCGGAACCAGAGGCGGTTGCTCGGTCTGGGAGTGTTGGTGTAAGTGCTTTAGCGGCTAGGGCGGATCATGTTCATAGTGCAGCAAATCTATTAATGGATGGAGGAAATTACTAATGGCGAATACGCTGAGAATTAAAAGAAGGGCGACTGGTAATGCTGGCGCACCTACAAGTTTGGAGAATGCAGAATTAGCATTTAACGAAGTAGATAATATTCTTTACTACGGTAAAGGGTCTGGTGGTGTAGGTGGAACCGCAACCACTGTTGAAGTAATTGGCGGTCTTGGTGCTTTTCTTGCTTTAACAACTGATCAAACAATTACTGGCAACAAGACATTTAATGGCACAACGATTGTCGCAACTCCAACTGCAAACGGTCACGCAGCTACTAAACTTTATGTTGACACTGCAATTTCTGGTGTCACACTTACAAATACAGCAGTGACTGCCGCCTCTTATGGTGGTGCAGGAACTGTTGCTACATTTACTGTACAGGCTGACGGTAGGTTAACTGCTGCTGCAAACGCAACTATTTCAATCACTGCTTCACAAGTTAGTGATAGAGCAACAAACCTTGTAACGGGTCTGACAGGGACTGCTAATGAAATTGCAGTGTCAAACTCTGGTGTCGGTGCAGTAACTCTGAGCCTTCCATCTAATGTCACTATTTCAAATAATCTTACAGTCTCTGGAGATTTGATTGTTAATGGTAATACAACAACTCTTAACACAGCAACACTTGTTGTTGAAGATAAGAATATTGTTCTTGCCAATGTTGAATCACCAACGGACACAACAGCAGATGGTGCTGGGTTTACGATTAAAGGTGCAACAGATAAGACACTTAACTGGGTTGACGCAACAGATGCTTGGACATCTTCTGAGCATTTCAATATTCTTACTGGTAAGTCATTCTACATTGGGGGCTCAGCAGTACTTTCAAATACAACTTTGGCTTCAAGTGTTGTTACCTCAAGTCTTACAACCGTAGGAACTATTGGTACAGGTGTGTGGCAAGGTACTGCTGTAGGTATCGCTTACGGTGGTACTGGTTCTGCAAATGCTTCTGATGCAAGAACTGCATTAGGTCTTGCAATCGGTTCAAATGTTCAAGCCTACAGCGCTCAGCTCGCAGCGCTTGCCGCTAACACTGCTACAATTGATGGTGGTACATTCTAATTAAGAGGGGCTAATGGCTAATGTAATAAAAATTAAAAATTCTGGCACAGCTAGTGCTGCTCCGACATCTTTGGAATATGGCGAATTGGCTATTAATTATGCTGATGGTATTTTATTTTTTAAAGACTCAAGTAATGCGATTATATCATTTGATATAAAAGGTGTACTTAAAGTAGATGTTTCTGATTTAGCTGTTGATGTAGCAATGTCAATATTCTAGGGTGTAAAACCCTTATTCTGTTATAATTGAACTATGGATGATGTAAAGATTGAAACAAGTAAAACACTAACTTTAACACTTCCGAGTGATCCAACATCTAATGTGGTGTCAGTTAGTTTGTATCATGAGTTTGGATCACTTGTTTCTGGTCCAACAAACGCAACAAGATCAAGCACTGGAGTTTATACCATCACCTATGGTCAACAAGCGTCTGGTATCTATATTCTAAATGCTGCGGGGAAATACCGAGCTGACTTTACTTACACAGTGAGTGCTGTTTCGTACACTCAATCTCAGTACTTTAATGTCTACACCCCGTATATAGACATTGATACATTTTTTGAGGATCACCCGACTCTTGAAGATGAATGGTATGACAAGTTTGATAAATTAGAAAAAAAAGTAAGAAATATTATTAATACTTTTTGTGGTCAGTCTTTTGATTATTATCCAAATAAATATCTTGAAGTCATGGGTTCTGGGAAGAAATCAATTCATCTTCCAAACCCAATAGCAACATTGAGAAAGGTCACTGCGGATCCAGGAACTAATGACGAAATTGTTCTCCATGACTATGAAGATGCAACAATGAACCATATTGAAAAGATTAAAGAGCAATACAGTTTTGGCGGCTCTTACTATGTGCAGTTTAGAAAATCAATTCTTGATAGCGTAAATGTTCTTTTAATTGTTAATAAATTTAATCCAGAAAGCGTGTATAGAATTGAAGGGGATTTTGGTTGGAGATTTGTTCCCAATAACATAGAACAGGCAGCCGACCTTCTCTTGGAAGATATGATGAATGATGACTCAATCTATCGTAGGCATGGTATTTATAGTGCGGATATGGATGTCCTCAAAATTCAAACAGGTCAAAACTTCTATGAGTCAACAGGGAACATTGATGCAGACATATTGCTTATGGACTACACATTGTTTGTTATGGACTATGTGGTTTAAATGGCTTCGCAGACCTATTTTAAATTCACTCACAAAGGTGACATATATACAAAAAGTACGAGCACAAATGCGGCTGGTCAGCAGTACGCTTCTTATTCAAAAGTAGCTACGATATCTTTTCAATTTCAATCACCTAGCACAAGCACTTCTTCTGGTGATGAAAGAAGACTTAGCCCATACCAAGATAGTATCCCAAAATTTGAAGCACTTGTGCCAAAAGAATACGATACAAATATTACATACGGCAGCAGGCTGCAGAATGTGAAAGACAGGAACGGGAATGTAGTTGACAGTTATGTTTATGAAGTTGTCGGTATACAGCCAAAGTTTGGCTTTAGTGGTGCAAAGCACCATACCGTGGTTACTCTAAGAAGGGTGGTTGAAACAGCATGATAAGAATATCTGGGGATTTACAACCATTGATTAATAAAGTTGAGAAGATCCCAATGGAGATTGAATCAGCAGCTGCGGAAGCTATGATGGCGAGTGAGAGTAGTATACGAGATATGCTTATTTCTGATTATTCTGGTATTTTTCAAGACTTCGTAGTAGAGCCAGGCAGTGATTTGAGCATCGGTGTTGTTTTAAAAAGAGGTGATATTTACCACTTCCAGAATGCAACTGGCGCTGATATTGGTTATTTGATTGAACCTATTAAGAATATTGTAAAAGAAAATTTAAATCAATCCATCTCTAAATGCATGGGGAGTAATTATGGCTCTTAGCGTTTACGATATAAATACTGCTTTGAAAGCAGATAGCAGTTTGGCTAATATCGCTGGGAAGACTATGAATTTCTTTCCAGTTGTCGCAACTAACGGCGAGACTGCTCCATTTGTGATATATTATTACCAGCCTTCAATTCCAAGTAGCGAAGCTTATTGGATGAGAAAAGACATAATTAGGTATTCAATATTTGATACTGATGCTGATCGTTTGTTTAGGCTTTCCGAAAGGGTTCTTGAAATCCTAGGAAGGGCTGATCAAGTCGCTCAGGTAGGCGGAATTACGGGGACAAACTCCAGGATCCTGTCAAGTTATCAAATAGGGTCAAACCTAGTAGCGCCTTTAGAAAAGGAAGGCTGGTATAGAATGAACTTGGATTTTAGGGTATGTAATGTCTAGCGAGAAAAGGGTATGGTAAAATAATAACATATGGAGTATAGTACTATTACATATATTGGTAAAACACCGAGCTATGTCGTTAAACTTCGTAACTCAGTTTACGAATTTGAATGGAATAAAGGTCTCGGTATTGGCAATCGTCAAGGCGAAGTCAATGCCAAAGATATAGAAAAGATCGCTAAATGGCGTGATAAGAAAGGCAGAAAGATATTTCGCCTGGATAAATAGGAGGAAGTAATATGGCAGTTAATGTTTCTAACATTATCGTTGGCGAGGCAACCATTAAACTTGGTACAAATGCTAACGCAACAAGCATTGCAGCAATGAATAACTTTGCTGACATTGGAGCAACACAAAACGGTTTGGAAATCTCGTGGGAACCAGACATGGTTGATATTGAAATTGACCAATTTGGCGATGCCGCTAAGGTAATTCAGTCAAAGGTAAAGGTAATGGTTAAGACAACCCTTGCAGAAGGAACTCTTAATAACCTTGCAACAGCGTGGAACTACGATGATGTAACAGGCGGAGATTCGGTTAAGGCAAACAATGATGGCGCAAATACAAAGACATTCTTGTTTGGCGCACAGGGAGTAATCCCTTACGAGAAGGCACTCGTTGTTACAGGTACAGCACCTGGTTCAACAGCAGGTGACTTGCTTACCCGTAAATTCTACACAAAGCGTGCAATTTCAATGGAATCATCCACAATTGCAATGAAGCGTGCAGAAGCAACAATGTTCACAGTTGGCTTTAGAATTTTGCCAACAGTAGCAGATGTCGGTTACGAGTACGGCAAAATCGTTGACGAAACCGCATAATCGTAATTAAATAATTTAGCTAAAGGCAATCGCCCCTTGGTATTTTGTGATAAACTTAATAACCGAGGGGCGAAGCCCTTTATATACGAGACATAAGGATGGAAATACTTTGAGCGATAAAAATAAAGATATTCTCGCTGGCACAGAAATCGTGTTTGCGGATGGAAAGACAAGAACGATTAAGCCTTTGACAATTCGTAATCTTAGAAAGTTTATGAAGGTTGTTAAGGATCTTAAGAGCGAAGACACACTTGATGACAAAGATATTGACATTATGGTGGAAGCTGCTGGTATTGCTCTTGCAGCGGTTGACCCAGAATTGGGTAACGATAAAGAGAAGCTAGAAGATGTGCTTGACTTGCGTTCATTCGGTGAACTCATGTCGGCTGCAATGGGTTCAGACCCTTCCTTCTAGGCGAAGAGGGGGCTGGTTCATCTGACCAATCTTGGGAGGATCTCCCTCTTCTAAAATACGAATCGGAAGTGTTTGTCAGAACGGGTTCTTGGGTGAATTTTGAATCACTTGAGACCCATCTGACATTGAACGAATTATTTTTGTTATATCGTGCTTGCATGAATGAAACAAGTACGGCGATGAAAATTGCTGCGGCTGCACAAGGTGCTGATGTTGATTTTGACGATGACTGGTACGATCCAGAACCACCTAGGGCTGCGCAGGTCCATGACATTCTTGACATGAAGTTCGGAATGGGTTATGAAACGGTAAAGAAAGGTGAATAGCCTTGCTTTAATTAACCCAATATGCGATAATTGTCATTGGCTGAATTATGTCTGACACTGGTGACTCAACAACACGAATAGGTATAGATGCATCGGTTACTGGTGCTGAATCCGTTGCAGGTTTAACAACCAATGTTGTTGCATTATCCCAGCAATTAGTTAACCTTTCTCAAAGCGCTACACGCAGTTTTTCAATTCAAGACAGTCTAAATAAAGCATTAGACAGAACAAGGCTTAGCACAGGTTTAGTGCATAACGCTCTTGCTGAATATCGTAAAAGTCAAGTTCTAACAAATAGAGTCGTAGAGCAAGCTACTCAGCAATTAAATGCACTTTCGGCAGCTCAAGCAAGAGTTGCGGCTAGTGGTAAGACAATGTCTCCAGCGCTTTCAGCGTCATATAGACAAGCTAATAGTCATCTAACTTCTGTTGTTTCTTCCGCTGACGCATTGAATAGAGTTTTGAAAACAAACGCTATTGAGAAGTTTGGTCAAAAACTTCAAGCTTCTGGGCAAATAGCCCAAAGGACATCATACTACTTTGCGGCTGCAACTGCGCCTTTGTTGATGTCATTAAGAAGCGCTTTCTTTTCTTATGCAAGATTAGACCAGGAAACAAGAAGATTAACTAAGCTTATTGCTGATGAATTCGGAACTGGTGCTGAAGCTATTGAAAAGGCAAGTGACAAGGTTAGAATTTTAGGCTATGAGCTAGACAAGATTACGGCAAAGTATGGTACATCCAGAGTTCTTGTTCAATCTCTTGCTGGTGACTTTGCTGAATTAGGTGTTCCAGACACTGCAATTGTTAGATTGACAGAGTTCACTGCCGCAGTGGAGAAGTTGGGTAATCTTGATATTACTCAGTCTCAAAACTTTATTCAATCAATCTATCAAAATATTTTGAGAGTTAGAAGAGACATGGCTGCGGCTGAAGGCTACAGTCTTGACTTGTCTAGCCCTAAGATGATGGGGCAGATTTTGAGTGAAGTGCAAGGACAACTTGCTCTTTTCAACATGGTTGAAAACAAAACAACATTGTCATTGAAAGACCTCGCTGATGCTTTCCCTGAAGTATCAGCAGCCGCTACTACATTCGGTTTGTCAATGACTGAGACAGCCGCAATGTTGGCTCCAATGGTTGCTGCTGGGTTCCAGGTTGGTGCTTCGGCTAACTCTATCAAGGTGTCATTGCAGAGAATGGTTGCCATGACTAAACAAAATACGCAAATTATTCAAGGACTAAATCAAGCTCTCGGTGATGATTTTAACTATGCAGCAGGTGTTGGAATGGAAAATATTCAACAACTTGTTGATGGTTTTAATAATCTCTTAAGTATTAAAGGCGAGCAAGGAACATTGGAATTCTTTGCAAGACTGTTCGGTGTTCGTCAAGGTCCAAGAATGGAAACTTCAATTCGGCAATTGGCTGTGTTTCAAAAAGCTCTTGACAATACATCAACAGCGGAAGGAAAAATTGCCGCTCAATTGGAATCTAGTATCAATGCACGCCTAACAGCGCATGGTTATGAAGCTGTTTCAGTAAAGAAAATTGTTGATCTAGCCAATGTCCATAGACAAGCTACCCAAGAAGTTAATGGTGAATATACAATTCAAGCTCGTCTGGTGCAGCAAGGGCAGAAAGATGCAGACGCTGCCCTAAGAGGAGCATACACAGACACTGCTGATTATTTGTCCAAAGTAGGTACTGAGGCTGGAAAGATTTTCTTTACCGAAGCTGTCGGTGGAGTTGCGGCGGCTTCAATCCAGATGGAACAAGAATTGGGGTTGGCTGTTGATTCAGTAGCTGTTAAGTTTAATAAGCTGAAAGAAGCAATGCTGCAGATAGGAAGAGCGCTTGCACCAATCGTTGATAAAGTAATTGGCGCAATACTCCCAGTGATACAGGGCATTGGGGATTTCTTAAAGAAGCTTTCTCCTTTTACTCAAAAAATTATAGGCTTTTTAGCTTTTACTTTAATACTGATACCGCAAATTAGATTACTTGCTGCAACATTCAAAATGGCTTTTGGCGGCATTATTGGCTCGCTAGGCAAAATGCTTAATGCAGCAGATGGTCTTGGTGCAACATTGAAAGGTGTTCGTGCTACAAGCGTGTCGCTTGCTCAAATATTGGAAAACCCAAACATAACTAAAGGTTACAATAAGTTAACTCAAATGACTGATGGTCAATTCTTGCTTCAACAGGACAAGAACGCACCAGGGTATTCAAATAAATTTTTGGGCAGAAGAAAAATGCGACCAACGGATCTTTCTGGTGTGTCTCAGCCAGTAAAGGAACTTTTTGAAAATAAAGGAGTAGTTGGTCCTACTGATAAAACATCAATTAAGACATTACTTGGAAAATCAACAAAGCTTGGATTGCCTAATACTGACGAACTGATTAGATCAATGCTTACAGATATGGGAACAATCCCTGAGAAGATTGCTGAATCAACTGCAAAAGCAACAGAGAAAGCTGCTACAAGTACAGCGGATAAAATAACAAAAGGTTTGAAAGGTTCTATCTTCCAAAATAACACATTTATTGGAAACAAGTTTGGAGGCGGAACTTCTGGTCCTGGCGGTACTGGAACTGGACCACGCACTCCAAAAACTCCAGCAACAGGTGGAACACCAACTGTTCCTCGTACCGCAGTTCCTATGCCAGCGACTCCATCTGCTCCAGCAGCGCCAAGTCGTTATCTCACAGACCCAAGATTTGATCAAGCAAGCACGAGAAAGATATCAATTCCATCAGCAAAGAATGTAGCAAAAGCCGCAACTATTGGTGCACCTATTGCGGCAAGTGTTGAAAGAGTGGCTGCTGAGGCTAAGGCGCAGCTAGATGCGTTGGGTGTTACTGTTCAAGAAGAAGTCGCAAAAGCTACTGAAGTTGTTAAGGAAGCTACTAAGCCAAAAGGAAAGTCACCTCGTGGTTCACCAAAGAAAGTAAAGACAACAGTTGAAAAAGCTGTTGGTGAGGCTGTTAGTGCAGCAACTGCCCCTGTAGCAGAGGCAGTTGAAGCAGTAACAGAAGCATCAACTGAAACTCCTAAAAAAGTTGAAAAGGCTGTCAAGGAAGTAAAGAACAAAGCTGCTGCACCAAAGGGTGGTGCAAGAAAAGTCAAGGCAAAAGTTGAAAAGGTTGTATCTGAAGCTGTCGTTGCAGCAGTAGCGCCAATTGAAGAGACTGTATCTTCAGTAGCACAAGCCGCAACTGAAACTCCTAAGAAAGTTGAAAAAGCGGTTAAGGGAGTAAAGAGCAAAGCTACAACGCCAAAGGGTGGTGCTAAAAAAGCAGCAAAATCTGTAAAGAAAATTACTGAGCAAGCAGTTGCTGCAGTAGAGAGTACTGTTGCTGGAGTTGCTGAAGTTGTTGATAACTCTGCAGCTGCTCAGGCTGCAGTTGAAAAAGCAACAAGTCAAGTTGGCAAAGCTACAAAGGTTGCTTCAAAAGTAGCAAAAGCTCCAACTGGACAAGCTGCTGTTGTAAAACTTTCGTATAAAGAAATTGCTAAATTCTTTGATGATGCTGGACAAACAATTCCAGCTGAATATGAATTTATTAGAACTACTAATAAAGAAGTTGAGTTAACTAAGAGAGCGAAAAATCAATTCTTCCAAAATCTTACAAAGCAATTTGAAAAAGGCACCGCTTCACCTCTCGGATCGTTGAGTCGCTCTAGAGGCAAACCAATATACAAATTATTTGATAAGCAAGTTGACGCTCAAAAAGATGCTTACAAATCTCTTGTTGATGAGCTTCTTCTTGATAGAAGATCGCTAGAGCAATCGGCAAAGGTAAGAGATCAGATATCAGCAACAATGTCGCAAATGCTGCAAAAAGGTGACGGTACTCCAGGAGTTAAGCCATCTGGTGTATCAAAATCCGCCCGTAAGAGAATTGCTGCAGAAACAAAGAGAGCACAAGAAGCAGTTGTAGCAATGAATGCAGTGGAAGCATTGAAGCTTGACGCAATGCCAGGCGTAACCCCGCCTCCTGGTGTTGAAGAGGTATATACAACAAGACCTAAAGCTGAAATTGCAGCAATAGAGGAAAAATTAGCTGAAGCAAAAGCAAATTTGGAAGTTGCGAAAAAAGGAAGCACTGATGTAGCTAATCAACTTGTTGATGGTTATAATAAAGAAATAGCTGATCTTAAAGAAGAATTGGTGCTGGCTAGATCTGCAATTAATGAAAAAATAATCCCTGCATCACCAGCAACATCTCAACTACTAAATGCTCAAAATGATTTGATGCGGAATGAAGCCCCACTTCAGAACCTAACTAGTGGTAGAACACCAGGGGGAGTTGGGATTGGACCAGATAATCCAGTTAGATATGCAAATACATTCTCAGATCGTGTTGGTAATATGCCAAGAGTTGTATCTGGTCCAAAAAGTGTATACAATCCAGTTGTTCTGAACCCAGATATCAGGGCAAAAATATTACATGATCTTGAAATAGAAAAATTAAGTCAAAAATTAATTGATTCTACTGACGCAAATATTGCAAGAGATTTGAAATCTCACATGGTTGATTTGGAAGATCAATTTGAAGGCAAGCCAAAAGCTGCTCTTAAAAAAGCAGCCGCTAGGCAAATGGCTGAAAACATGGGAGTTGACTTAACCAAATACCTCCCGACATCTGATCAGTTTGACCCAGCTGCTGAAGCCGCAATATTGAAAAATAAAAAAGTTGTTGATGGCGTAACAAGTTTTTATAAAGGAATAGAGAATGGCGGTGACGAGCTTGTAGCGGAACTTGCATCTATGAAAACAGATGTTTCTCCTGCAAAAATTTCGGCTAGAGAAAAGCTTGCAAAGGCTTTTGCAAAACAAAGAGAAGCGTTAATTCCTTCTGACTCTGGCGGTAGAACTGCACAACCAATTAGAAAAATAATTTCTGGTGGAATGGGCAAGGCTAAAGCTGGTGTTGTTACAGTTGGAAAGTTAATTGAAGACTCTATTAATGAAACAGTAAACGCACTTCCTGCTTCTATTTCTGATGCTAAAAGACAATTAATTAGAGCTACGGCGATAGCGGTAGCTTCGTCACAACCAGGAGCTGCAGTTGGCGAGGCTCTCCAAGGTGGTCTTAAATTAGTAGACCAAGAATTAACAGCATCCCAAGCTAAAGTCGTAAAGGGCAGACTTGACTTGATGAGAAAACAAGTTCTTGATTTGATGGGCAAAGATGTTGCTGGTTTTAAAACAGCAACTATAACTGACAGTAAGGGTAAAATAACAAAATTTGTATCAGACGCTAAATCTAAAGCTGGCGTTCTCCTGAACAAGCTTGCAAAAGGAACTGCTCTATCGGTAAGTGATTTAGGGAAAGCTGTAGAGGGTGTTTTTGTTGATTCTATGGGAGCTGCATCTTATGCAGTAACTCAAGTTGAAAAAACAAAGAAAGGTTTTAGAGGTTTCCAATTTAAAGATCTGAATGCTCGTGTTAGAGAGGTTCTTGACGCAAGAGTAGCGGCTGGAACTAAAGCTCAAGCTAGCGCCGCAAATGTTGGTAGTGGTACTGCTGTTGGCAATCGTGCTGCAGAAAGACAAGCCGCAAAGGAAGCTCAAAAAGTTGCTCAACAAAAGAGTAAGGAAGAAGCGGATCAAATTGTAAGAGACATCCAAGCTAGAAAAGCTGGGACTGCTGCAGCAGAAGTTAAAAAAGAAGCTACGGTTGCTGAAACTGCGGCTACAAAAGTTGAAACTGAATCTAAGGTTAAAAACACAACCGCTACTGAAGTTGAAGCTGCAGCTAAAACAGAGGCTACAGTTGTAGAGAAAGCCGAAACAGCTTCTACAACAAAACTTACTGGTGCAAAAGAGGTTTTGACTGGGGCAACGGCAAAGGGAGTAACTGCGGCTACTGTTGATGAGCAAATTACAAAAGCGCTGGGTAAAGCTAAAGTAGCTCAAATTGCTAAACTAGAAAGCCAAATCGCAACAATGACTGCAGAGCAACTTGCGTCTGCAAATGGTGTAAAAGTTCAAGCCGCTCAAAAAGATCTAAAGACAAAATTAAATACTCTTGTAAAAGCACAAACTGAAGCAGCTGCTGCTCAAGCAAATGCTGAGGAGCTAGGTCGTGCTTCAACAAGCAGACTGAAGACAGCAAAAGAAAAGCTTGCGTCAGCAACACAGAACGCAAAAATTGCAACAGAGAAACTGGCTAAGGCTGTAGTTGCTGCATCTACAGATGTTGCTGCAGTAGCGCCAGCACTAACAGGTGCTGCATCTAGTGCGGCTTCTGGTGCTGGTGCAGGGTCAGCTGGTACACCTAAAGCTCCAAGAACACCAAGACCAAGAACCCCTGCTGCTGCAATTCCTGCGTCTGCTAGTGGTGGTAGTGCAATTGTTAAAGCAATTGAAAAGCAGACATTGCAGTTTGATAGCTCACTTGCCAATTTCTTTAAAGGACCAAACTTCTTCCAGGGTCCAAACATCTTCCAAGGGAAATTAATTAGTGCGGATAAGTTAAATCTTAAGATTAAAGATTCTGCAAAGGTCGCTAAGGATGCAGCCAAGGCTCTTCCTGCCACCGACCCGTTAGTTGTCAAAGCAAAAGCTAGGCAGAATTATAAGACATTAAAAGACAGAATTGAATCAAGAACTGGTGTCCCTCTTTCTGATGAAAGACTTGACAGGCTTAAGAGATTAACTGGTGTAAAAACACCAACAAGTATTCCTGCTGTAATGGAAGATGCTAGAGCAGATAGGGCAGCAACAAGAGCGGCAGATATTCGTGCTCGTGTTTTGAGCAGTGTTGCTGCATCAAGAGCAGCTACTGCTTCGTCTGGAGCAAAAGCTGCATTCAAAGATATGGACATGTCTAGTCTTGACAAAGTTAAGAGCAAGCTAAGTTCATTTAATAAGATGATAACTGGCTCAATTGCTGGTGGATTTAATAAAGGCTTCTCGCTTGCTGGTAATGGCTTAACAAGATTTGCACAGTTGTATGTCAAGACAATGCTAAGCACAGTTGCCTCTGGTACTGACATGTCAATGAAAGTTGCTAAGTCAATGACATACCTATTGTCTGGTGGAAGAAAGATTATTGATGAAACTGGTCTCTTAGGAAGAGCTTTTAAAACACTTGCTGTCATCAATAGAATGTCAATGAATTCAATAAAAACAAGCGCAGTAGAGACTGCATTTGTTATGAGAGCACTCGGCACAGTTGTTAAGAGTGAAGTAGCCCCAGCTTTTTCAACAATGATTGCTTCATTAAGAAATAGTAAAATTATAAAAGCATGGACTTTCCTTCTATTTACTGGAATGAACAAAGTTACTGGGGCGCTAAGAGCCGCTAGCGCTGCAGCTGGTTTGTTCACATCTCATACAACAAGAATGAAAGCGGTTGGAGTTGCACTTGACGCTGTTGCTAAGAAGAGAGTAGCCGCTGGTCTTGCAGAAACAATCCCTCTCTTCCAAAGACTCATTATTCAGGCAAGTGCTTACACTGGTGTTGGAAGAGGTTTACGAGCAATGTTCGCAAGCGTTACTAAAACAATGTTCTCTGCTTTGACAATGGCTATTAAATTAAAATTTGCAATGCTGCTGATAGCTCCTGTATTTATTCTTATAGCTGGCTTTATCATGTCCATGAAATCAGGTTTGGTTAAGAATAATGCAGCAATTGAAAACTTTAGAAATGCATGGGTTGCTATAAGAGAAGCAATCATAACTTTGTCAAAACCATTAATGGAGATGATTGGTAAATTTGGCGGTTTGGGCAAGGCAAGTAATGGCGCTAACGCTGTGTCTGGAGCTCTGCACACTTTGTCAAGACTTGTAAAATATGTAGCAGATGCCTTTAGTAGGTTTGCTAAAGGTCCAGGCATGAGATACATGCAGGAAGTAATTGTTCCTGTGTTAACAAGAATGATCAATAGATTTATTCTTTTAGGAAGAACTATTGCAGGCGTATTTAGAGGCGATGCCTCGGCTATTAAGAATTTCAAAGGTCTATTATTGTCACTTGCCTATGAAGCGTTTAATTCACTACAAAAATTATTTGGGTTCTTAGCTAATTTGCTTCCAAAACTTGGACCACTTTTGTCTTCTATGATTGAAGCGGTTCTGAATGCAACAATTGATGCATTTATGTACATAATGAATTTCGGAAAAGAAGTAGCATTGTTCTTTGGATCAATGATGATCGGTATAGGTGGAGTTCTTGCTCTCTTCACTGGACCTATGGGAGCGGGTGTAGCCGCTATGGGTGCAGGGCTCATAGCAGCCGCTGGTGCCGCACATCTTCTTGATAAAAATATTGGAAGAGTTAAATCTGGAGTTAAAGGTATTTCTACAACTATCGGCACCAGTATAGCTCAAGGGTTGGGTAGTGCTGCTGGCTTTATAGAAGAAAATATATTTGGGAAGATAAAGAAAGCTGTCGCTAGAAAGTATGGAGAAGAGATTGGTGCTGATGTTAATGCTGCACTGGCATCGCAATTATCAGACCCTGCAGATGTTAAGAAAGCATTAAACGACACACTGGGCGGTGCGGGTAAGAACGCCCCAGGTGCGAAGGCGGCTGGTGAATCCCTAGGTGAAGCAATAGCTAAGGGCATAAAGGACAAGCTTATTTCAATGAAGGAAGACTGGACTGGTTCTTTCTTTGGAAAGGCTGATGACCAAATAGGCAAGATTACAGAAAATTATAAAGAAGCTATTGATAAGCAAAAAGAAGAAGCGATGAAAGCTTTTGACACGCAAATTTCTGCAATTGAAGCCCTCGGCAAAGCCGAAGAAGAATTAACGGCAAAAATGGATTATGAAGAGAAGCGCCGTGAAATGATTCGTTCTAGATCTCTTGATAAAGAGAACTACTTGAGAGAAAGGAAGATAGCTAAGTACGAAGGTCGTACTGAAGATGTTCGCTCCCTTGATCTTTCATTTAGAAAATCAGACCAAGCCGCTGGCAAGGATATCACCAATTTAGATACTGAAAGGGCAAAGACGCTTCAGGAGCAACAGAGATCAATTGCTATTGCAGTTATTAATCGTGAAAAAGATGTCATGGCTAAATCATTTGATGAAATGCAAAAGCAATTTGATATTAACCTTGAAAAGATTTTGAACAAGGGTTTCTCAACAAAAGAAGAGTTTAGTGCTCTGCTAGGTGAAATTGGCGGGGCTGTTCAAGGTTTCTCTGGAGAAATAAACAAAACATTTGAAGCTGCAATGACATCACTCCCTTCAATAATTAGGAATTCAACCGATCCATCAGTAGGAATGTTTAGCATGACAATGCAGAAGCTAGTTGATCAGGCAAAGATGTCCTTTGGAGCAGATATAAGAACTGGTGATGCAAGTTCAATTCTTGGCTCTGCTTATGCAATGGCAAATGGTATGCCAGATGCATTTAAGCAAGCATTTAGTGAAGGTGTAATTTCTGAATCAGTTACTCCGTTTATAACAAAAATTTCAACAATCATGGGCGGACTGAATGTAGACGCTATTTGGATTGAAGCAGGCAGGTCAGCTACTGAAGCGATGATTGGCGAAATGAAGCGCAAGCTTCGTGCTCTAAAGGGCGATCTTTATGATGAGTTTAAAACATTGTTTGCTGGGATGGGTGCTGAATACAATAAGCTTTTCCCAGAGCTTGAGGATCTTGCGAAAAAAATTGCAAGAATAGAAGCAATTAGATCACAATCTGGCGGTGGCGGTGGTGACTCTGGATCAAAAGGCGGCGGAAGCGGTTATGACAGTTTGGGCAAGGAAGTAATCAGTGTTAAATATGGAGAACACCTAGCGAGAAAGCCTGTTGAAGATATTAGCTCCGCTATGGACCCTAAGAGCTTCTCTTTCTTTGGAATGTTGATTGATGGCGCAAAGAATCTTGCAAAAGCACTCGGTCCTGTAAAAACAGCAATCCTCGGTGCTGTTGGCGTAATTGCAGGCTTTATGATGTTAAAAGGTCTATTTGTAATAATAACTGGAGCATTTGAAACATTAATGCTTGCTGCGATGTATGCCGTACAGCCTATTGGTGTTGCTCTGGCTGGGGTAAGCGCAGTTGGTCTTGCTATTGCTGCTGCAGTAGGAGTTGTAATCGGCGTTATTGTTTATATGTACATTAAGTTTAAATGGTTCAGAGATATGGTGAACGACACATTTAAGAGTGTAATTGATTTCTTTGTAACTGGTTTCCAAATGCTGAAAGAACCAGTATCTGGATTCCTCAGTGCAGTTTTTGATGGTGTTAAACAAATTCTTAGTTCATTGTTTGGACCAATTATTGATTTTGGCAAAAAAGTTGTAATGGGAATAGTCGGGGCAATTGCTGGAGTTGTTGTTGTAATAGTTGGTGCACTTCGTGGAATAACAATGGTGTTTGATTTTATCAAAGTTCCACTATTTAAATTTATTGGATTCATAATAGACATGGCTTCTGGAATAGTAAGTGTTCTTGCAGATATTATTTCTGGAGCAATTGACTTTATTTACAAGATCATCGGAGCGCTCTTCACAGTTGGAATTGGCGGTCCAATCAAACTTATCATTGAAGCATTCAAACTTGCATTTGACATTATTGTTGGAATAGTAACGATAGCTATTGATTTGATTGTTAAGGCGTTTGATTTCCTTAAGGGTCCACTATCTGGTCCTTTTGAAGTTGGTTTTGAAATTATTAAGGGAGTTTTTGACAAGATAAAGGATATTGTTTCTGGAGTAATTGATTTTATAAAAAATCTGTTTGGTGGTTTTGATTTTGGCGATATATCTGGTCCAATAATTACTCCATTTAAAGTTTCATTTGAATTCGTTAGAGATGTATTTGGAAAAATATTTGACATTGTTAAAGGTGTTTTTGAAAAAATAATTTCATTCATTGCGCCAGTTGGTGTAACTATAACAAATATTTTACTTGCACCGTTTAAGTTATTGTTTGATGTGTTTAAAGCTATTGCAAATAATCCAATAGTTGTTTTCTTTGCTCGCCTAGTGGCATTACTCGGACTGGTAGCTGCAATTGCTGCAACATGGACAATTAAAATTGTTCTTGAAAGCACATGGTTTGTTATTAAAAAAGTTGTTGGGGCGCTTATTGATCTTGGCAAGTTTATTGTTGGCGGTCTCGTAGATGCGTTTAATATAATTAAAGATGTAGCAATTAAGGCTTGGGACTTCATTTATGAGAAAGTTAAAGGCTTTATTGATTGGTGGCATGAGAACATTGGTTCACTCTGGCTAATATTTGTTGCGGCATTTGCAATTATATATGAAGCTGCGAAGTTTATTTTTAATTGGATGAAAGATACATTTGGTCCAGTACTTGCAAAAGTATGGGATGCATTTAAAGAAGCAGTTGATGTTGTTTTTGAACTGTTAAAAACATTTGGGTCATGGATTGGAAGTGTTTTCACTGCTGCTTGGGAAGGAATAAAGACAGTTGCTTCTGCTATATGGGGAGTTATCAGTGATGCGGTGAATATTGCTTGGGATGTTTTGAAGCAAGTTGCCTCATGGATTGGAACAGTGCTTTCAAAAGCTTGGGATATAGCAGGTGTTGTTGGGAAAAAAGCTTTTGAAATTCTTGGCGGTGCAATTAATCTTGTTTGGGAAATTATTAAAAATGGTTGGAGTGTTGTACGAGTTATATTTGAAAAGATCATTGATGTGCTGCAAAATCCATTAGCCGCTGCTTGGGGATTCATAAAGGGAGCTGTTGAATTAGTCTGGGGCACTATAACCGAAATGGTAGACGCTGTGCTTCCTCTTCTAGAAACTATTGGCAATGTTGTAAGAGGTGTTGTTAGTGGGGCGTGGGATATCCTATCAAAATCCATTAGCAAAGTTTGGGATATTATTAAATTTGGCTGGGATATGACCAAGCCAGTCTTTGATGGTTTCTGGAGCATTATCTGGCGAGTAATTGGTCCAGCAGTAACTGTTTTGGGCAAAATTTTTAGTTCCTTTTGGGATGGAATCAAAGCGGCGTGGGGATTCGTTAAGCCAATATTTGATGCAATGGTAGAAATTATTTCCAATGTCCTAAGTCCAGTGATTGATGCACTTGGTTTCGTATTCCAAAAAGTATGGGATGGCATCACAGCTGGCTGGGATTTAATCAAGCCAGTATTTGATTGGATTTTGGATATTATTGTTAACTTTATCAAGATGCAAGTTGAAGGTCTAACAGTTATTTTTGGTTTCCTTTGGGACAAAATTACAGCTGGCTGGGATTTGGTTGGACCAATTTTTGGTTTGATAGTAGACATTATTCAAAATGGAATCAAGGGTGCAATTGATATTGTAATGTTTTTATGGGATAACTTCTGGAATGGAATAAAGATCTCATGGAGCTTCCTCAAGCCAATATTTGATTTGATTGTTGACGCAATTAAGTCTGGCATTGGATTTGCAATTGATCTAGTAAAGAAAGGCTGGGACATTTTTGTTGCAGTATTGAAGAATACTAAAGACTTAATTGTTGGCATTGTCCAAACGATTGGTAATTTCATTAGAGATGGAATTCAGTTTGCAATTGAAAAAGTAATCAGCGTATGGAACGGTTTGAAAGATGCGTTTAGTTCCGTGTGGGGCTTCATCCAACCAATTATCTCTAATATTGGAAATGCGATCAAGAATGTAATCGGTGGAGCTATTGACTTTATTTCAGCGGCAATATCAGCGATCCCACAAGCGTTTAAACTGGTTGTTAACAGTATAGGTGGATTGTTCAACAGAGCCGTTGATATACTCGGTGGATTTGCATTTCCGAAAACAATTTTGGGAGTCCCACTTCCTTTCATCGGAGGCAAGAAGGTAAGTGACTTTATTCCTCTTCCAAAAATTCCTCCTCTTTACAATGGTGGAAAAGTTGGAATGTACATGAAGGGTGGGATGGCATACGGAACTGGCGGCATGACTTATGGTCCTGCTCAGCAAGGTATCCCAGCGGTTCTTCATGGTGGTGAGTATGTAATCAACCATAAGGCTGTGCAGAGAATTGGCACAGACGCACTGGACAGACTCAATAGCCTTAGACTCTCCAAGCCTAACTTGCCAACAATGCCATCTGTTCCAAGTATTAAGATGCCTAACGCTGGTATGAATGTTTCGTCAGCTGGTCAAGCCAGCAGTTCTTCAACACAAAATGTAAACATCTATGTTGACAATTTCATCGGTGAGCCAGAATGGTTTAATTCAATGATGAAGGGCTACAACACCACGGTTCTTCCAAGGAACCAAAAGGCAGCTGGTCTTGAAAGTCGTGTAATAAACACATATAATGGATTGAACAGAGGTCTGTAATGTCTATATCCAATCTGATGACTATAAACGGAACAGAAGTCACTGAACATAATAGAAAGTTCAGTATGTCTGAACAAATTTCGGCTAATGAGGTTGACCTCGCCTCTGGTCATAGAAGAAGATATTACACTACAAACAAGAAACAATTCTCCTTGTCTTGGTCGTATCTTCCAGATCTAGTTGCTAAAACTGTTGATAATAGAAGCGCTAGAAATTTCTTGTTTGGTATTGTGAATACAAGTGCTTTTGCAACGGTTGGGATTGAACTAGAGCCAGGAGCTGGCTTTACGGAGTATGATTGCTATGTTGATTCATATAGCGAGTCTCTAATTAGAAGAGACTTAACAACTGGCTGTACTTATTACGATGTCTCTTTGACATTGACGGAAAGATAGTATGACCAGCAGTTGGTTTAGCTTCTCCGAGCCCCTCAATAGTGGTATTGATTTTTATTTAGCAGATGACAATGATGTAGTAGTAGATTTAAGCTCATCTGCAAGTTTAACAGTTGATTCTTATAGAATAATTCATGGCGATATTGTACTTTCAGTCCAGGCTGATTCTAGCGTTAGTGCACATAAGATTGTTTTTGCAGATGTTGTGCTCTCTGGTCTATCAGTAACTGCTACTGTAGCTACAGAAAGACAAGATGCACTAGTCACCGTTTCTGCCAACACAACTGTTGCTGTAACAATGATGAAGTTTTCGTATTCGGAATCTTCTCAAAGTGCTTCTGTAGATGTTGCTCAAACAGTTACGAGAATTGCAGAGTCTGCTGTGTCATTGTCGTCATCTGCAGACATTACCGCTGCTTCTGTAAAGTTTGCAAACTCAGCTGCAGTGGTTTCAGCTTCTGCATCACTAACTAGCGTTGGGACTAAAATTTCACAAGCAATTTCTGCATTGTCATCATCATTGCAATTGACTGTTGCTGGTAAAATATCTCTTGCAACAATACAAATTGTTCTTCAAGAAGTAGGTGCTCTGGCTATCCAAACACCAATTGTCTTTGCACAAAATGTTGCTAGCGGTATTGACGCAAGTATTTACAGGACACTTGTTTTGCTTGATGGAAAACCATTGACGATTCATAATAGAAAGCTTGATATGGGCGTAGATCAGATATTCACAGAAACTGTTAATTGGAATAACAGAAAAACAAGATATTACAAATCAAGTTCAAGGGCTGGTAGGCGTACATTTAGCATGTCTTGGTCATGGCTGCCGAATTCAATAAATTACACAGTTGACGGTAATAGTGGTCGTGATTTTATAAAGAGGGTAGCTGAAGACCCAAGGCATCATGTCCTTAAGATAATTAATATGGATGAGACTGGAACAACGCCGTACTCAGAAACAAGTTATAATGTATTAGTGAAAGATTATAGTGAAACATTGATTAGAAGAGATATCCCAAATGATGTCTACTTCTGGGATTGCTCTATGAGCCTGGAAGAGGTGTAAATGCTTCAATACGGGTTGTACGATAAAGAAATATCAAGCTCATTCAATGCGGCTATAGATGACATATCTCAGAGTGTAAAACCATTAGTTATGGTTGATTGGCTTGACAGTAGGCATGTTGATAAGTTTTCAAATACTGAAATTGCCAGCAGTAATGACACATGCACCCAGAAATCTGAAGCAGCAATCAATTTGAATGTTACGGGGATGCTGTCAAACGGAAGAACGCTCTCTGCTAATGAAAACCTTTTTAACAGATCAAGAGGCAGGGATTTCTATTTTACTCCAAATGAGTCAATTAATGGTATAGAACGCCAAGCATTTACATGGGCAGTGTGTGATGCAAAAGATGTTAACGGTAAAACAATTACGGCTAATGGTCAATGGCATTGTCTCCCTTCCACTAAAGATGAAAATTATGAATTCGGGTATGAGTCTGCAACGAAAAGCACTGGTACTCTCCATTCAACACTAAATGGGTACGAGCTTACATCCGCAGTATTGCTGACATATGTGTTTACACAAAGAAAAGTAAATTTAATTAAAGTTGTTACATCGGAATATAATGGTCAAATTAAAGCTTATAATGTTAAAGCTTATAACAATACATCTAATTTAGTATACAATCAAGATGCGGAAATACCAGATGACAATTATTTTTTTGAACATTATCTTGATGGTATTACATCAAATGATATCAATAAAATTATATTAACAGTATATACAACAAAAAATCCATACGATTATGTAAGAATAAATGAGATGTCTCCTATCTATAGACTAGACATGACTGATTATGTTATGAACTTTAATGTTTCAAAAGTAAGGGATGTGCACGAGACAAGTCTCCCTATCGCTGGTAGCGGCAGCAATACATCTTCAATAACATTTGATAATGCTTTAAAAGATTTTAACCTGTTCAATTCGGCTTCCGCTTTTGGCAAATATATGAAGAAAGATATTCGTTTTAATATCTATGCTGGCTGGGAGATTCATCGTGCGGATGGCATCTATGTTGATGCTCTTCTGAACGCCAATGTCACATCTTCAAGCACAACATGGAATGTTAACAGCGTTAACGACTTTCCAGACGGTGGTGCTGGAAATTACTACCTACTTACCGTGGAGCCGAATACTGTAAATAAAGAAATAGTTATTGCAACAAAAGGGACTGGCAATACATTTACAATAATTCAGCGTGGAGTTGGCGGGACTGCTGCTCGTGCCCACAGCTCTGGGTCTGTTGTAAGATTTGATATTTACGAATATGTTCCCTTCGGAGTCTTCTATGTTGATGAATGGCAGGGTTCTTCATCAAGCATGACAGTTAGTGCGAATCTAACAGATAGAAGTAAATTTGGTCAAGAAAAAATGTTGACAAAAGGTTTCTTATTGCAAGACTCAACAGTTGCAGAAGCCGTTGAGCATTTGCTATTAATGACCAACTTTCCAAAATCTGACATTCAGTATTTGTTAAATCCAGCAAAAACTTATAAGAAAAATAATGCTATTTTACATTACGGGTTTGATGAGAACAGTATAGATAGAGCTAATTCACAAAAGGTTGTATCAACCTCCTTAAGAGCCAGGCTTGTTCAAGTCCCAGAGGGTGACTTAAATTCAGTTCGTGATATAAAACTTGACGCTAACGATAGAGAGTTGAACACATATGAAAAAGCTCTAGATGTAAAAGCTTACATATCGCCATCGTTAACAACCACATCAGCGGCGATTTCTACAAGCAATTCTCTAGCCCTTGATTTTACCAGTGGGCAATTTACAAATAAAGATGGCGATGTTGTTAATGAATATTTTAATGGTGTGTTTGATGGGTATTATGTTCCATCTGCTACTGGAACATATTCTTTTGTAATTGGCATTAATAAAGGCGGATTCCGTGTTTATCTGAATAAGGTAAGAATCATTGACGAATGGAGAATTATTGATTCTGGGACTAGCTCGCAGGAATATTTTTTTTCTGATGAGTATGTCTTGACAGCTGGCAACCCATATGAATTAAGGATTGAGTTCTTTACAGAGCAATTTGTAAGCGGCGAACAATTTAAAATATCCTTAGGGAGGGAATACAATGGCACTCAAGATTCAATCTATGCAAGTGAATGTTACACAATGGTTGCTAGCGATAGGATTGGAAACAAGAATGATTATTCTTATTTGACTTTTGCATCAAATTCATGGACACAAACTGCGGGTGTTAACTTGATTGAAAGGTCGGCTAGAAGAAATGATGCTATCTATAGAGGCTCAGTTGCCATATCTCAGACAAGCGGCGTTGTGTCTGATAGCGCAAGCAAGAGCGTCTTGCTCGCTTCAAATTCTTACTTAAGAACGCCATATCACATATCTTATGATGTGTTTAACACATCATCAAATTCCTATACTGGTGAATTTAGTATTCAGATTTATGCAAAATTTCATAACGGATCTTTTTCTAGTGATGGCGAGTATATTAGTAATTGGAGTAATTCAACTTCTAATGCTGGTTTTGAATTTTTTAATAATTCATCATCTAATGGCTTTAAATTTAAAACAAGCACTGGAACGCAAACAATAAGTAGCAACTCTGCTCTTTCAAGTTCGGTGTATAATCATATTGCGGTTACATACAAGAGTAATTCTGTTAAATATTATATAAATGGCGCTTTAGCCAATACTGTTACTACATCTGGAACCCTTGTTGCTTTTACTGGAAAGAGCTTAACTTTTGGGGGTAGAGGTGCTGGGTTTACATCAGGTTCAGAAGTAGCGCCAGCAGCAATTAGAAGTTTCTTTATTGATGAATTTGCGGTGTTTAACAAATGCTTGTCCAGCCAGCAAATTACAAATGACTATATTGAAACACAAATGAAGGAAGCAAGAGTAATGCCTTTTATTTATGGTAACGATGCTTCGGTCCAGGAGATTATTGACAATATAAGCCTTGCTGATTTCGGAAGACTGTATGTAGACGAAAACAATAATGCTCGGTATGAGCATTTTAATAGATTCTTTGAGTCATCAATAGACCAGCATGCGAATGTGCAATATCAGCTTTCTGATTCTTCAAATATTATTGACGCAAGTTATAATGTTCAATTACAGGCTAACAAGATAGTTATAAAAGTAAATGGGGTTGCGAATAATTTAATTGAAAAACAAAGCCTATGGCGTGCTGAAGATCCAACAACTCTGGGAGTTACTAAGCTATCGTTGTCTATGGCGAATAACGATGTAAGTATGAATGTTTTATCAACTGATAATCCTTATTTTGCTAAATCTGGTTATCTAAAAATTGATAATGAGATTATTAAATATAGCAACACTACGAGTAACTCATTCTTAACACTAGAGAGGGCTCAATTTGATACATTTGCCGCATCTCATAATGCAAACACATTGGTGAGGGAAGTAAAGAACTATGACCTGTTGTTTGATAAAGCCCCAGCATTTAAGATAGAAAACCCTTTGATTACAAATATGTCCACTGTAAATCCAGCAATGATTGAGTTAGTTAAGTATAACCCAACTCCGTATGGCGCTAAGTTGATATTAGCAGCATCTAACAATACTACTAATGGAGATATTGTTTATGTTGAAGGTGAGAACCCATTGTCTGGGGAGAAACATTTTGCTGGTATTGCTGGTATCCCAGTGATTGTAACCGATAGGACTGGTGATGTTAAAGAACAGAAAGCTGTCCTTGATGATAATGTGAGAAGGTACGGCTTAAAAGAAATTGTTATAGAAAATGAATTCATTACAGACCTTTCACACGCACAGAGTTTGGCTGATTTTATTATCTCTAAAATGTCAGATCCAGTTCCAGTTCTTAATCTAAATATATTACCAATTCCAAAATTACAATTAGGTGATAGAATTAGAATATCTACGATGGATTCTTTTGATATAATCAATGGTGACTATTGGTTGATAAGCACTGATTTTGCATATGGACAAACCTTAACGCAATCAATTGTTATAAGGAAGGTTGTTTAATGTCTTTTAAAAAGGGGATTTCTGAAAACTCTATTATTTTCTTTCAAGGCGGTCATAACCATGACGGTGTATCTTCTGCGTTAATTGATACAAATAAATATTCTATATACGACTTTATAGTGGGGAAAACAGGAAGCTCCGCCAGGCAAGCTACGCAGCAAAGAAATTATGACAGTTTAAAAGGTGTTATATCTAGCATCATAACAACAGACATCCTCGGTCCATCTGGTGTGCGATTGGGACCGAACTCTGTTCAGTCTGTAAACATTTCCGCTGGTGCCGTAACAGCAAGTGAACTGGCAGCAAATATTGTATTAGTAAATAATATTATATCAAGTTCAAATTTTGATGGGACTGTAGCGGCTAATGGTGTTATTACAAGTCAAGGGACATCTGGGTGGGCTATAACTAGTGCTGGCTCTGCTGTCTTCTCAAACACTGCTATTAGAGGTACATTAACTGCTGGTGCTTTGTATATCAATGCAAACAATCAGTGGAATGCTAATGGTACGATAATTGTAGGAAACCCAGGTGATACCACTCCTGGATTCGCCTTTAGCCCGACTACGGGCTTGGCTGTAACAGGAAAAGTAACAGCGACATCGGGAAGAATTGCGTCTTTTGATGTTATAGGCTCTACTTTGTACACTGGAGATTCATTTGTTGGGTGGATATCACTTGGTCCAGTTGATGACGCAGCATATGGTGGAGTTCCTGCTGGAGAAATATTGGTGGCTACCAGAGCCCCTAGTGACAACCATGTTGTTTATGCCAGTATGAGGGGGGAGAAAATTCTCATTCAAGATGACGATGCTCCTACTCGTTTCACTGAAATCACTAGAGATGGCATCACGGCTTCTGGAACAATATCTGCAGATTCTTTCATCGCTCCTTCTGTTGTGTATCCATATTCAGCAAATCAGATTGCATTTTATTGGAGTGGTACTCAAATTTATGCAGTTATTGATGGGCAAACTCAGATATGTTTAACACATTGCGGTTCAGCCCCAGCTCCATCTGTTGAGGCTGTTACCCCAACTGTTGAGACCGTTGATCCAGTCAGCCCAGGTGGGGGGTGCCCAACTTGCCCAACGCATGTGGAGCCATGTTGCGCTCCAGCGCAATGCTGGTATGATGAAGTCAAGCTTGGTCATTTCTGTGCATAATGTTGTGACTGGAATCCAGCCAACTGCTATGGTATGATAAAATAATATTCAGAATGGAGATTCAATAATGAGTGATGCGAATGAAAGAACAGTCTGGGAGCCAAAAGTCCCCACTCTGCCAGAAGGCGGTTTTCAGAGCTGGTTGAATTGGGAAACCAAATTTGGAGAATACGGCGATCCAGGTTATGAAAGAATGACATTTCCAATTACATCCGTCAGTGCTTTCGGCAATAATGACCCTTTTGATTTAATTTGGACACTATACCGAGGTGAAGATGGATTGCTTCTTGCTGTTCATGCATCATATTACGATGCCGAGGGGCTTAGGCACCCTTTTATATTTATAGTACATCCAGACCACAGGGGTAAGGGGATTGCATCAAAAATTGCTCGTGATTTAGAGGATGAATTTATTGCAAACGAAGCTCATAGATATGGGATGTCACCTGCTGAATTTGCTGCACTGTCAAGAGCTGAATTGGCAGCGTTGGTTGTTCCAGATATGTACAAAGATGTAGAAACTAATCCATCTGGAGCTGGTTTTCTTAATAAGCTTGTTGACAAGTTTTACAATGTTGAAAGAGAATCATAACTATGACACCGTATCAAGAATGGAAGAAAAGCCTAGGTGATACTCGCCCTTGGGATGTTGTGAATCCTAATTCAGAAAAAGCTTCTGATGATCTAGCAGCTCAAAGAATTGCTGTATGTCAAACATGCCCAAGTTTATTAAAAATAACTACTCAATGTAAAGAGTGCGGTTGCTTTATGAAACTCAAAACTAAATTGCAAAATGCGACATGTCCACTTGCCAAGTGGTGATATGTCAAAAAAACTTGCCCCTGGGATTCATGTCTATAATTTTCAAGAGATGTCTGATTGCTATGAAGTTATAAATACAAACATCAAAAATTTTTTTGGATATGGGAAAGTTGTTTCTAGCAACAAAAACCCGTATATGGATTTGAATTCAAGAAAAGTGAAAGTTTATCCTATGGGTAAAGCTTCGTCATGTCATGAGGATGACCCAATAAATGTGTTTAAAAGAAATATTGAAAAATCAACTACTGTTGCGATAGAGGATTATAGGGGGATTCACTCCTTAGATAAGCTAGAGAAAAAACATGACTGGGAAATCCTCAAATATGATGCTGGTGATTTTTTTAAAACACATATGGATGACTGTGCGGCTCACTCTAGAACCGTTTCAGCTGTTGTCTATTTCAATGAAGACTACGAAGGGGGAGAAATTGAGTTCCCAAATTTTGATGTATTCTATAAGCCAAAATCTGGCGATGTGTTAGTTTTCCCATCAATTTTCACCTATATTCATAATGTAAGAGAAATAACATCGGGAACAAGATATGCGGCAGTTAACTGGTTTTCTTATGCAAAACGCAGTATTTGAGGTATAATAGGTAAATGGCTTACGAAAATTACTCCTTTGTCTCCTGGACAGACGCAACACCGCTCTCGTCAGACAGGATGGCGCAAATGTCTATGAACATAGAGCAAGTGCGTGATTATAACGACTCAAAACCAGCTGGCATACTTGAATTTGCAGAGCTAACAACAAATAATGTTGTATCAAATGTTGGTAGCAACGCTACTTCAATTATTGCACTTACAAACCCAGCGGGTGGTTCTGATCAAAGAGTAACTATTAATGAAAATCGTTACTATAAAGTAACAGTAGTATTTCCAGGGTTTACTGTATACAGCAAGGGCGCAGAAGATGCCGTGTTGACTCTGCAGGTATGGAAGGATGTGCAGTCAGGGTATGGTGCTACTACGCCTATTCAGGAATGGGTTTTTTCGCAATCTGCGCACATCTTCCATAACACAGCCAGTAATGCAAACATTGCAGCCAGCGGTCAAACATTTAAAGCAGATTACGGCAGATTAGCTGCTGGCACTTATAGCATATTCATGGAAAGCGCTGGTGGATTGAATGCTGAGTCATTCTCTGCATCAGTTAAGAGAACATTCGGCACATCGGGTAGCACCAATGCTCCTCAAATATCGGTTAACCCAACAGCTACGGAGAAGTTGCAATTGATTGTTGAAGATGTTGGCGCAAGCATCTAGTTATGAGAGAGCTGGCATCTAAAAGAAAAGATGTAGAGTGGGCAATTAGAAGCGTTTCTGGTGAACATAACCCTAATTACGGCGGTGGAAAGTATATTGACGATAAGGGGTATATAAGAATTCTTAATCAAGACCATCCATATAATATTAAAGGTTATGTCTACGAGCATAGAACTGTTTTTGAGGCGTATCTGGGTAGACATTTGCAACCTTGGGAGACAGTGCATCACATCAATGAAATAAAAGTTGATAATCGTGTGAGCAATTTGTACTTGTGCACAGTGCCAGAACATAGCGCTGTCCATAGGGAAGGCAAGAAACCAAGTGATAGCCATCGTGAAAAAATGCGTGAGAACATGAATAAGCGCAATCAAGAAACACGAGAAAAAAAGAAGAAACAAACTCTAAGATAAACGATTTTTACACAAATCCCGTCAGATTTGGTGTACAATTAACCTTATGAAAATATGCGAAGCAAAAGGTTGCGACCAAGAGTTTGAACCAAATACAGCAAATCACAAATATGCAGACAAAGACTGTCGTAAGTCAATAGACAGTACTGGCATCTGCAAATATAGACGACAGAAAGGTTTATTTGAAGTGCCAAAAGATCCAATCACTGGTGAACAACCAGTTTCAGACCCAGAGTTGAGAGTTTCATTTACGAGACTTCAGCAGGAATATAACAAGCTAAAGACGAAGAGCGATGATTTGGCTAGTGCAGTTTATCAGGCTGTAAGAGATGACATGGCTGACAATAAGTACAAGCCAGTCCCAAAGCCAGTTCTTAGTAAGAAAAAGAACGGAGAAGAAGTAGCCGTTGCGGTCATTGCCGACTGGCAACTTGCTAAAATCACTCCCGATTACAATTCACAAGTGTGTGAAGAAAGAATCTACAAGTTTGCTGAGAAGATTATCAATCTTACTGAAATCCAAAGACAAGATCACCCAGTTCGTGAGCTTAGAATTTGGGCTCTAGGGGATATTATTGAAGGCGAATTGATCTTCCCAGGTCAATCGTTCCTAGTTGATGGTGGTCTGTACAGACAGATCACAGTTGATGGTCCAAGAATTCTTAAGAACTTTATTAACATCATGCTTGAAAACTTTGAAAAAGTTACATTTGTTGGTGTGATTGGTAATCATGGTTCAATTGGCGGTAGGGCGAGAAGAGATCACGACCCTGAGACCAACGGTGACAGAATGCTTTATCGCATTGCTCAGTTGATGTTTGAAAATGAAAAGAGAATTGAATTTAAGATTCCTGATGGTCGTGGTGAGCGTCATTGGTACGCAATTGACAAGATTGGGAATTACAAAGCAATGCTCTGTCACGGCGATCAATTCGGTAGCTTGTCTTCATTCTACTCTTTCCAAAAGAAAGCGTATGGCTGGAAGATTGGTGCATTGAGTGAGGATTTTGATGATATCTACATTGGTCATTTCCATACACCAACTAAGATGACATTCAATACTGTCCAATTAAGAATCTCTGGTAGCCCCGAATCTGTAAACACATATGCCGCTGAGGTGCTAGCCGCAGTTGGCAGACCGTCACAATCACTTTATTTTGTTCACCCAGAGAAAGGAATGGTAACAGCGGAGTATAACTGCTGGTTAGACTGATATGGCTAAAGCAACAGGGTTCTATTGCAGAAATTGCACTGGAAGAATGTTTACAGGGCAACAGTACTATGCATTTCAAAAGAATTATATTGATTTGACATGTGTAAAATGCTCAACATCAATAGATGTTGAAGTAAGGAAGATAAACAAAATACTTGGTGCTTTAGGTTTTAAAAAGCTGGAGGAACGGTATGAACTTGCAGACCAAAATAGTCATAAATAAGTTTTATAAATATTCAAACACCATTGTTAAGGTTAAGAAAATTACAAAAAATCTTAATAAGATTTTAGTAACTGATTTAACAAGTAAACAAGAAATGGCTATGCCCTTTGAGGGGGCTGAGTTGATTATGCATAGAATTTATACAATTGGCGAGGTCGCAAAGATTGTTGAGAAAAGATCAGATACTATTCGTAAATATGAGAAAAAAGGTCTGATCCCCAGCGGTAAAAAATTTAGTGAATCTTGTGAAAGTTATAAAAATTGGCGGTATTATGATAGAGAGGATGTTTACAACATGGTATCATTCTTTAATAACAGAACACCAGGGAGACCTGTGTCTGATAAGAACATAAATGTACAAGCAAAAGTTATTAGAATATCCGAAAAAATAAAGATAGGAAAAAGGTAATATGACAACACCATTAAACGAAAATCAAGTTGAGCTGTGGGCTTCAGTAGGCATCACAAAGAACTTGGGTAACTACGAATCACTTCGTCTTGACGCTGGCGCAAGAGTAATTGCTTCCAGTATTGATGATGAAAAGTCTTGGAGTAAGTTGTGGGATTCAATTGACTCACAAATTGAAGCGAAGCTCCAAGAGCTTGACGCAGAGAAGTAATTGGTAAATTGGAGAAAAAAAGCACTTTGCGCTGAAGATAATAACAGCATTTATTGGTTTTCGTATAAACACGAAGATGTCCAGTATGCAAAAAACATTTGTCAATCATGTGAGGTCAGAAAAGAATGTCTGATCAATGCATGGGGTGAAGAAGTTATATACGGCGTTAACGGTGGTTACTCCGAATTTGATATACTATTAGCAACTTGGAAGAAAGCTAAAAAAGAAAATGATAGCAACTGGAACAGAACTGATAGAACACTTCAAAAATTACTGCGCAAAGCAGAATAAGCTGTTCATCCCCGACTCTCCACGGCAAGAGGCAGTCGCAGACTCTCTTGTTAGTTTCTATAAGAATGACAACCTTAGACTTGGGCTGGAAAGCTTTGTAAGAAGCAGACCAGGACCATTTTTAGTTTTTGATTTTGCAATAGAATCTAGATCGTTTGTAGAGAAAGCTCAGCTTGATAAGAAATCAACTGATAAATTTAAATCCATAGTGGAAGAAACTAAGAAGAGAATGGAGACAGAGTGAATTACGAAGTAAGACTTCTAAATTCTATCGTTGATACCCAAGACTATGTAACCGCTGTAAATAGCGGTGTTGAGAATGTATTTTTGGAGTATAGAGATGTTTGGAATTTCATAGTTTCTCACTACGAAACGCATAGTAAAGTTCCGTCAAAGGAAACAGTAAAACAGCACCATCAGGATTTTGAATTTATCTCAACACCTGAACCGTTGGCTTACTATGTTGATGAAGCAAAGAAGGAATCTCTGTCCTACCAGACTAGAGGGATTGTTGCGAAAGCGCATGGGTTGATTAACGAGTCTGGTCCGAAAGAGGCACTGTCATTTTTGATGGAAGAGACTTCAAAGCTTTATAAGTTTTCATCAAACTTAAAAGACACCGATCTTGCTGGGGAATGGAAAGACCGAGTTAGGGATTTGAAAGCTAGGTCTCTCAATCCTAAAGCAATTGCTGGCATTCCTAGCGGTATTGATGTTATTGACAAGGTGTTCGGTGGTTGGCAATCGGGTGACTTTATCGTTCTACTCGGTTGGACTGGCGTTGGTAAATCATTCATCGCAAGACTATTTGCTGTTAATGCGTGGAAAGCTGGCTATAGACCGTTGATCATTTCTTTGGAAATGAATAAGCAACAAGAAGGTCAAAGACTAGACACATTGTTGAATAATGGCGAAGGTCATTTCACCAACACGGACTTGATCAAAGCAAACCCAGGAATTGTTGATGGTTACGAAAAGTGGGCACAGGCTACTTTTGAAGGTAAGCACGCTATTCATCTTGTTACATCAGAAGGGCTTGAAACAGCAGATCAAAACATGGTGCAAGCAAAGATTGATCAGTACCATCCCGACATGGTTATTCTTGATTATCACAGTTTGTTTGATGATTCAAGCGGTGCCAAGAATGAGACAGAGAAAGCTAAGAATCTTTCTAAGGCATTTAAGCGTATTGCGGTAAAGAATGGTATCCCTATCATAGATGTTGCTGCAGTAACAATGGCTGACGGTCACTCGGAGAGACCGCCAGAGCTAGAGGAAGTTGCATGGAGTAAGCAGTTGGCGTATGACGCTGACCTTGTTCTTGCTATCCATAGAGAGTTAGCATCTGATTTATTCCAGGTGGTATCAAGAAAAGTTCGTAGAGCATCGCACTTCGGTTTCTACCTTAGATGGAATCTAGAAACTGGTAAGTGGGTAGAGGAGTGGGACATTTAATGAAAGCTGTAGTTAAAGGTGAAGTCAAGGATATTGAAACTCTTAACAGACTCAGACCTTGGATGGAAGATGAAGCTCGTAAAAAATATGGCAATTTTGATAAAACAAGATTGATTACTGACTATGATGCTGGTAGAGATGTCTACAAATTCAAATTTCTTATCTAGTTCTATTGAGGAAGAGATACTATCGTTATTTAATAATTATAATGTCTCAATTCAAAGTGCTAATGGTGAAGAGTTAAATGTCTATTGCCCATTTCACAAGAATACACATAGCGCCGCTATGTATATCAATGTTAGAACTGGTCTCTGGCAGTGCTTCAATCCGTCATGTGGTAAGAAAGGTAACTTTAGGCAGTTATATTTCAACATCACTGGTAAGTCGTACAGTAAACACATAGATCTTGATAGCCATAAGCTTGATAAAGAGCTGAATAGTTATAAGTATCAGGTGGATGATGTTAAAGAACTATCAATTGATAACCTAGTATTGGATTACGAAACACAATCTGATTTGTTAAGAACAATGATTGAGCGTGGTTTAGAGATTGATACAATGAGGCACTTTGAAGTTGGTTTCTCAATTGAAAAGAATCGTGTAGTTATCCCAGTAAGGTCTCATAATTATGAGCTGGTAGGTCTTATTGGTAGAGCTATAGAGTCAACTCAACAGCCTAGATATTTGTACAATAAAGGCTTCAAGCGAGCAGATGTATTGTTCAATATTCATAATGCTAAAAACTACAATTCAGTTATTGTGGTTGAAGGTAGCGTGGATTGTATGTTTGTACATCAAGCTGGATACCCAAATGCGGTAGCAACTCTTGGGGCTGCGGTGTCAAAAAATCAAGGTAATATGATAAGAAGATTTTTTGATAAAGTTATCTTGTTTTGCGACAATGATGATGCTGGTATGGCAATGAGATGTGCTATGATAGAGATGTGCCGAGGCAAAGAAATCTCGGTAGCAAGAATCCCCGAAGGAGTTAAAGACCCTGCGGAGATGACTAAAGAACAAATAGCAGAAGCTATAAACAACAAAGAAATAATCATATAGGAGACAAAACATGTCATTTCAATCATTAAAATCACTAAAAGACTTGGAAAAGTCAGTAGCAAAACCAGGTGCGTCAGCAGGACCAAAGAAATTCTTTACGGTTCAAGCTGGTCAATCGTACCGCATTCGCTTCCGTCAGGAATTGACAGAAGATTCAACAAACTATGATGAAAATATCGGGACAGCAATTAATGTTCCAGTTATCACATCGCCAATCAACTGGAAGTGGAGAGTTGCTTCTACTGCGGGATTTGAAAAGTTCAATTACCGTTGTTGGGGTTCAGAACAAGCAACCGTTGATAAGGCTTGGAGACCAAAGCCCCATCTTTTGATTAATATTGCGGTGGAAATGGAACCAGGTGTTTGGGAACCACGAGTTCTTGACACAACATTTAACCAACGCCATATTGGTCTTACACTTATTGAGTACGCAAAGGAATTCGGTACGATTACCGACAGATTCTACAAGTACTCACGAACAGGATCTTCAGCGTCTGATACAAACTATTCATTGATTCCATTGGACTCTTCACCAGAGCCAAAGCAGATCACTGAATTGCCAATGCATCAGCTAGACACTGTTTACATGATGCTTCCATATGAGAAGCAACAAATGTTCCTCACCACTGGTGAGATGAAAGATTCCTGGTAATCATTAATGAATTGGGGAGGGCGAAAGCCCTCCCCTTTTTTCATGCTCAAAAATATGTAATTGGAGAAAAATGGAATTCGTAAACACATCAATTGTTTTAGATTTAGACGGTGTAATTGCCGACATAGATACGGCAGTAGCTGATTATCTACTTTATAATCACGGAGTTACTGATGAAGATTACGGGTCGTGGTTTACATCAAACACAACAGATGAAAACGCTCTGAAAATATTTCAAAATAATTTCTTTTGGAAAAACATGAAACCTTTTGAGGATGCTTTCTTTCAAGTGAATCATTGGTTTAGTCTTGGCATTGATATAAACATTGTAACGGCTAGGAGGCAACCAGCTGCTGTAGAGGAAACAGTGCCTTGGCTTGATATGTGGAGAATAAATACAGCAAAGCCAATGTTCTCGGAATTTGGGAAAAAGATTGATATCATCAAAAATATTGATCCACTATTTGTAGTGGAAGACAATCCACACGAAATAAAAATATTACAAGAGCATGGAATCAAGTGCTACTTGCGTGCGGCGTGGTACAATCAAGATTATTGGAACAAGATGGACACGATTGAATCGTTGTTTGAAATTGATTTGGAGAACCTGTGACGGATTTCGTTCACTTACATTGTCATTCTGAATACTCGTTACTAGATGGAATGTCAACACCAGAAGAGATAGCAAAAATTACAAGCACCAACGGTCAAGTAGCTGCTGCTATTACAGATCACGGGACAATGGGCGGGGTTCTGAAATTCCAGGATGCTTGCTTGGCTAATAATGTAAAACCATTGTTTGGAGTAGAAGCCTACTTTGTGCCATCTATTGAATCCGACAGTGAAGATAAGAGTGAGCGCTTCCATTTAATTTTGCTGGCTAAAAACAATGAAGGTCTTAAGAAGCTATTTAAGATGAATCAAAAGGCTTGGGGAAGTAATTTCTACTATAAGCCTAGAATAGATTTCAGCCTGTTAGAAGAACTTGTTGATAACGATGTTATCTCATTATCGGGTTGTATGGGTAGTGCTATTTCTAAGGCTATTGATGTTGGCGATATGGACAGAGCAGCTCAGTTGTCCGAAAGATTTATAAAGATATTTAAAGATGATTTCTACTTTGAAATTCAATCCTGGAACCCTAAGCATATAAATGACGGGTTAATCCAATTAGCAGACACCTATAACCGACCTGTACTGGCTACTGCTGATTGTCATTTCCCCAGTCGTAAAGACAAGGGCTGTGAAGAGGTCTTGCTAATGCTTTCACAATACCCAAGCCTATCTGCCGCAGATCAACGCCATGCTAAGGACCATGCTGATTGCTTGCACAACCCATCCCTTGATATGGTGGCAAAAATCAACAATATGTATCCTAACAGGCATCTTAGGTTTGATGATATTAACCCGTATGTGGCTGGTGCTGATGAGGTGGCTTCTTGGTTCAAAGATGCTGGCTACGACAGAATTGACATTCTGGAAAATACGATGGAAGTTGCGGAGAAGTGTACGGCTCGGATGGAAAAGCGGAAGAACCTGTTGCCGAAGTATATGAAGTCCATGAACTCGGATGATTACTTGGCTGAGATTACAAAATTCCGTTTGCAAGAGCTGGGGATTAATGATGAAGTTTATGTGAAGCGTCTTGATGAAGAGTTGGGCATCATTAAGCAACTCGGCTTTGCGGATTACTTTTTGATTGTATGGGATTTGGTGAAGTGGGCTGACAACAACGGCATTGGTCGTGGTACGGGTCGTGGGTCTGTTGGCGGTAGCGTCATGGCGTTTTTGTTGGACATTACGCAAGTTGATCCAATCAAATACAATTTGCTGTTCGCTCGCTTTATTAATCCTGAGCGTAACGACTATCCCGACATTGACTTGGACTTTGAGGACAAGCGCCGTGATGAGGTTAAAACTTATCTCGCCACTCGCTGGGGCAAAGATAATGTAGCGGCAATTTCTATCTATGGTACTTTCAAATCAAAGAGTGCGGTTAAAGATGTTGCGAGAGTGCTACAAGTTCCCTTTGCCGAAATCAACTCGGTCACTCCGTTTTTTGAAACCATTGATGAGCTTAAAGCCACCGAAAAAGGCAAGGTCTTTATCAAGAAGTATCCCGATGTTGTACCGTTGGCATCAAGGTTGGAAAATCGCATTCGTACCGCTGGAGTCCATGCGGCTGGAATGGTCGTTTCTTCCGTTCCGTTGACCGATGTTTGCCCCGTTGAATCTCGTAAAGACTCTCAGGGTGGAGACCGTTCGGCTGTTACCGCTTTTGCGATGGAAGATGCCGAAGCCGTTGGGCTTATTAAAATAGATGTTTTGGGTCTAAAGACCGTATCTGTGATTAAAGATTGCTTAGCAAAGATCCAGGAGCGTCTGGGGCTGGATGTGAGGGCTCAATCGTTGAAGCTGGATGACCATAAAGTGTTTGAAAACTTCAATAATATTAACACTGTTGGTATCTTTCAGGCTGATGCGGCTGCTTATAGAAACCTCATTGAAAGAATGGGTATTGACAACTTTAATGACCTTGTTGTATCTAACGCATTGGTTAGACCTGGAGCCTTGCTTTCACAAGGGCAGAAATATATTGATTGCAAAAAGGGAGTCACTAAGCCTAAGTACCCTGACGAAGTAGTACGGGAAATCTTGGAAGAGACTTACGGTACTGTGATCTTCCAAGAGCAACTCATGCAAATGGCTGTGCTACTTGCTGACTTTACTTGGTCAGAAGCCGACTCGTTGCGCAAGATCATTGGTAAGAAGCGAGATGTAGCTGGCTTTGATAAGTACAAAGAGAAGTTCGTAAATAACAAGTATCTCACTCCAGCACAATCTGAAAAGATCTGGTCTGAGTTTGAAATGTCAGCGTTGTATATGTTTAACAAATCACACGCTGTTGCTTACTCACTCATGTCATATCAGACAATGTGGTTGAAAATCAACTACCCTCTTGAATTCATATGGGCGCTTCTTTACAATGAGTCTGCATCTGACAAGATCACCGCTTACTTGATGGAAGCACAGAGGCTTGGATTGAAAATCTACGCTCCTGACATTAATAAATCAGAAGAGTTCTTTTCAATGTCACTCCCAGGAGAAGACGAAGGGATTCGCTTTGGTCTTGCCAATGTCACTGGATGTGGTACTAGTGCGATCAAAGAAATCACAACTAAGCGACCATTCAATTCATTTGAAGAGTTTAGTCATAAGTGTTCTAAGTCGGCTGTCAAAGCTCCGCTTAGAGAGAACTTGGATAAGGTTGGTGCGTTTGAATCAATCGGGCATGTATCGCAATTTGATAATGAAAAGTACTACCTGCCAATTCTTGGGTTCCCAATTGCGGCTAATCAGCACAAGACTGCTATTGATGAGTTCGTAGAGAACGCAGATGAATTTCATGAAACAATGTCAAGTATTACTCTCATTAAAGCTGTAGTGCGCTCTACAAAGAAAGCTACTGGCTATTTGCGGGTGGAGTTTGAAGACCACTCAGGCTCTTGCACTGTGTTTGGTGAGCGCAATACTGAACTGGCACAGAGAGACTATGTTTATGCGCTGATTGGCGATAGAACTCTACATGCGTATTGTGATGTGTATCAAGCAGAAGATTCTAGGCTGTTTAATATCATGATGATGAAAAAAGCTGGTACTGATCATAAGTATTCATGGCTATATGAACATGGCATTGGTTATGTAACTGATGAGAAAACTCTTGCCTACATTTTCAACATTAGAAACTTTATTACCTCATCTGGTAAGGAAATGGCTAGCGTTTACTGCTGGGATGGTAAGCAGTTCTTTAAGATCGTGATATTCGCTGCAGTTTACAAAAAGGTTAAGCAGATACTTAAGGAAGGCGAATGGTATGCAGTTCGTCTGTCAAAGGTTGAGGACAAGGATACTCTCAACCGTCTTGACTCTTACAAGCTTGAAGCGGCAGATAAAATTATTACTGTAGATGATTATGTAAAGAGGAAAAACCTTGTCAAGGAGAGCGTGTAGTGCCTCTAACTATTTACATACCAACATACAAGCGTGAATCAGTTGTGCAGTGTGTGGAGAGTATTATTAATCAATTTACAAATGATATTGAATTAATTATATCTGACAACGACCAAGATGCTTTTGCTGGCGATCTTTTATACCCGTACAGGGAATACATAACAGAGTATTCAGTAAGAAAGCAAAACATAGGTTGTGATGGCAATTGCCTGCATGGACTAACATCTGGAACTGGTGAGTATGTGTGGGTGCTGGGTGATGATGATGTTCTGCTCCCAGGTGCTATTGCGACATTACTGCCTATGTTAAATGGTGTTGATAGAATAATGCAATACGCCCCTTACTCTGGAGAATTAAAGCCTGGTTTTTCTGGTACAATGGTTGAATTGATAAACAGCCTTAATGATAAATCGTATGTGATTGCTGCGACATTAGCAAGTATGAATATTTGGAAAAGAGATGTGATGGATTTTAAAATTGGGACAAAGTATCTTGACTCAAGGAATGTTTTAGCTTGGTCTGGAATTAATTGCAAAACAGTAAGTATCCCGAATATTCCAACTGTTTTAGTAAATGATACAAATCTTTTTGAATTTAAAGATTTTGACAATGTGATGTTTGAATACTGCGATGCTCTTTCTGATATTGATGGGGTTGAGAAGTTTACATTTCACAATGCAAATAAATGGAATTTCGTTAGTGCGTCAATGGAGAAAAAATGATTGTATACACAGGTGGAACATTTGATCTATTTCATTCGGGTCATAGCCGATTACTAGAGAGATGTAAGAACATAGCTGGTGTCGGTGGTCAAGTAGTGGTGTCGGTTAACCCAAGTGAATTCTGCTCCCAGTATAAAGAACCGCCAATTTGTGAATTATTTGAAAGAATGGAAGTTGTATCTTCTTGCAAATGGGTGGACAAGGTTATCATTAACACAGGTGGGGCTGATTCAAAACCTGCTATCCTAGAGGCGAAAGCAGATGTCATTGTTGTTGGTTCAGATTGGGAGACTAAGGATTACCATAAGCAAATGGGCTTCACCCAGGAATGGCTTGATGAACATAACATTAAAGTAATCTTTGTTCCGTATAGCGAGCACATTTCAACAACAATTATTAAATCAAGAATTCTAGATAGAATGTTTCAATAAAGGAGAAATATGTTAATTGTAGATAAACGCAAAGGGCAGACAATGCCTATTCATGATGTTATTCCAACCCCTAGCATCGGTTTAAATCGTGCTTTAGGCGGTGGTCTTAATACTGGTGCGACTCATTTATTCTGGGGTACGCCATCGGTAGGTAAGACAACCATGTGTTTTCGCATTATTGCTGAAGCTCAAAAGCTTGGGTATCGCCCTGTTATCATTGATTCGGAGTCATCATATAATGATGCGTATGCAGCTAAGTGCGGCATAAACATTGAGGATGTAGTAATCATCCAATCTACCATCGTAGAAGACATTATGAAGAACTTGATTGGGTATTTGACAGATGACAAGGAGAAGCACATCTTCTTGTTTGACTCACTATCTAACATCATTAAGGAAGAGTTTTACGATAAGCCTGAAGGCGGTAAAGCAATGGGCTTGCAGTCACGCTCGCAGGGATACCTATTACAGAAGCTAGTGAACTATCTTCATAAAGAGCGTAACATTATGCTATTCGTTGCTCACCAAACAGTTGACTTGAGCGGAATGTTTGCGGTAACAAAAGCCAAGATGGGAAACACGGTTCATCACAACATGCACAACATCGTCAAGCTGTTTCTTTCAATGTCAAAGAGTGAAATGGAGCGTGAAGAGAACAACATGATTACCTCGCAACGAGCGACCTGGACTGTTGAAAAAACAAAACAAATTCCTACAATCGGCGCAACAGGCTATTACTATGTTCTCCCACAAGAGGGTAGGATTGACCAAGAGCGTGAGATTATTGATATTGCTATTGAAATGGATATTATCCAACGCAAAGGTGCTTGGTATAATTATGAAGAAAGCAAGTGGAATGGTATGGGTGCGATTGAATTGACTGACAAACAAGTTAAAGAGATTTTTAAAAGGATTAACTCATGAGTGATGATTTCAAGCGGTTGCGAGAAATAGTTCGTAATTATGTAAAAGCTGAGGATGCATACCTCAGCGCATACCCAGAGACTGATACATCTCATCTAAAAAAGAAGGTTGATGAAGCGTGGGAAGCGCTGAAAAAAGAGGTGTTGTAATTGATATTTTCAATTCATACTGATCAGCATATTAAAGATGCGGGCGGTGTGTTTGGGTATGCTTATGGCTACGACAATATTGTAAAACATTTTAATCAGTTTACTTATCGTGGTAAACAATTAGAAGTCGTGGATAATGACCCATCCGCTCAGATTCAAATGTTTTATATGGAACCAGAATGGCATAACCCCGTCACTGGTCATGATTTTAGGCAGCCAGGGTTTAAGAAACACCATGATCACCAATATAAGATTAATGGCACATACTTAGAAGCTACAAAGGCTTGGGATTGGTGGATTCCCACCATGAAAACATTTGATGAAATCTGGGTAGGCAACCAATTCTCCGCAGATGCTGTTGCAAATTCTGGGGTAAATGTCCCTACATATGTATTTGAACTTGGCATTGACGATATGTGGAAGCCGTTTAAACGAGGCAATCGGGGCAAGATAAAGTTTTTACATGTTGATTCAGGCAGCCTACGCAAGAGGGCTGACCTTGTTGAAGAGGCTTTTCTTAAGCTGTTTAAAAACAATAAGGGTGTTGAGTTGACTCTTAAATACCATAGTAATGATGGTTACAGTGTTATGAATTTATTTAATACTAAAGAATCAGAGCCAAACATAGGAAAGATATTTAAAACACTAACTCAAGAGGAGATGGTTGATTTATATCATCAGCATGATATTCTAGTCTATCCTACAGAGGGCGAGGGGTTTGGGTTGATACCTCTTCAAGCTTTGGCTACAGGTATGCCTACAATCTCAACAAGTAGATGGTGTACCTACGAAAAATATCTCGGTAGCAATATTATTGAATCAACACTCGGCAGAACGCAACATTCTGGCTATCACACTGGAGATGTAATCATACCAAGCTTAGAATCAACTGTTGAGTTGATGAGAAAAGCGGTTGAGGAATTTGATGCTCAGTGCGATTATTATTACAAACAAGCCCCTAGAGTTATTAAAGAATACAACTGGCAATCTCAATGCGATAAGATGCTTAAATCTTTGATCAAGCGTGTTGGGGTGGAAATGTTTGAGCCTGTGGGCAAAGTGTCTAGGGCGAAATATATATATTTTCAAAGAGGCTCTGGGTATAGCACAAGCTCTGGTATAAAATTTTCAAAAGAAAATCCAGTGCAGAAGGTGTCTGACGAAGAATATAATTATTTAATTATGAATTCTAATTTTAGACAACCAACAGACCAAGAGATTACGAAACACTTAGGAGAGTGATTGCATGATTATCATAGGTGTGAGATCCTATAAATGCTTCTGTCCCAAGCCCATCCCCGAAAACCCTGAGTGTGGTGATAAGGAGTCTGAGGATGATTAGGTGGTTTATTATGTTTAAAAAGAAAATGGATTATGCTAAAGAAATTAATGATTTAAAGAAAAGAATTGAAGAAAATGAAAACAGACTTGCAATTCTTCGTGTACAATACATTCTAATGAAATCTGACCGAGACCGACTGAAAGAACTTATTAGTGAAAAGAACTGAAAAAGAAGAAATTAAGCGTGACAAAGCAAAAGCTGTCAAGAATTCAGGTCGTGGGCTTAAGAAAGGCGATGCCTCTCTTCACAAGTTTTTAGTTGATTACAAGCATAATGAAAAAACTTTTACGCTAACTCTCAAAGCCTGGGAGAAGATGAGAAAAGACGCTTTTAACGCTAATTATAAATACCCGTGTATTTCCGTTGTGTTTGGTGAGAATTCCCAAACAAAAGTCGCTATAATTGATTGGGATGTACTCCAGGATTTAATTAAAGGAAGCGAATATGAAGTTTAAATTTTGTTGCGATAAACTATCTGGTCACAAGAGTCTTGGTATAAACCTTGATCATGATGAATTTGCCATTGGTGTAAATCTTATATTTTGGTTTGTTGGGATTGCAAAAGTCTATCCGCCATATCAAGCTTTAGTTAAAACAGAAGATCTTAGAAAGGATATGTAATGCCAGATATTATAATTAATAAAGAAGTTCTTGCTGAGCAAATGGGCGATAAAGCAGAGGAGTTTGTAGAATGTATAAGGATAGTTGAAGACATTATCCATAACCCAGACCATTATCTAGGCGGGCAGGCTGTTAAGTATGCTAATATATTAGCAGCGTATAGAACATTGATGATTATTAAATCACAAGCTTTTAAAAGAAAGTCTGCGGTTATGAATGATCAAGATAAGTTTGTTAATGATATATGGAAGACCATGTATGAAGCATTAGGTGAAAACATAAATGCACTTAAACTCGCTGCGAAAGGCGGAATGTAATGAAATCACTAAAAGTATTGAGGAACCCAAAGCCAGTAGAAGTTGCAGTGGAAGTTCCAGAGGAGAGCTTTACTACCGCTCAGTTGGTAGATAGTTTAAATAAAGCTATTGACGAAAGTTTGACGGAAAGAAATAAGCCAGAATTCAAAAAAGTCAAGGGGTTCCACCCAAGCTATACCAACCAATGTTCACGCTATTGGTATTATATGTTTGATGGAGTCAGTGTAACTCCAGACTTTAGAGCGCAAACGCTTAGAATTTTTGATAATGGTCATGCTGTTCATGACAGATTGTACGGATATTTTAGAGAGATGGGTATCTTGGTAGCCGAAGAAATTCCTGTTACTTATTCATCGCCTCCGATTGAAGGAACGGCAGATGGAATTATTAACTGGCATGGAGAAAAATTGATTGAATTAAAATCAATTAGCTCAGAAGGATTCCATTACAGAAAACTGTACAACAAGCCAAAGGATGAGCATTACAGACAAGCTCAGATTTACATGGAGTGCTTGAATCTAGATGGCGGTTTTGTTATTTATGAATGTAAGAACAATCAAGAAATTCTTCCTATTTATATTGAAAAAGACCAGGCTTTCATAGACAAGCTCTTTAAGAAATACAGAGATATTTATGGGAATTATACTAGCGGTAATATCCCTGTCAGACCGTACAAGAGAACATCTAAGCATTGTTCGGATTGTAATGTGTCTGCTTTATGCTGGGGAGACAGTGATTAATGATGACGAAAGGACATGCAAAAATTTAGATTGCAGTAGACCGTTTAAGGCTAAATCTTATAATAGTATTTATTGTTCGGCAGAATGCAGAAGAATTGTTACAAATGCAAAATTGCTAAGTAACTATTATGAAAAAAAAGCTAATATAAATAAAAAAAGAATTTGTAAAACAAAAGAATGTGAAACTGTATTATCACGGTATAATAAAGAAAATATATGTGAGAAATGCAAAAGAGAGCGGTTTGTGCAAAGGCTAGTTGGGTGGGGCTGGGAAGAAGGCTCGGTCAGGGACAGCATGTAATGAATCTTAAAAATATAGTTAGCGCCCATGACAAGAGAATTTTATCAATAGACCCGTCTTCTCATTCTTTGGGCTGGGCTGTTATTGATTTTAATAATGGTCTTAAATTGCTTGATTGTGGAAAAATTAAATTTACAAAAACAAATGATATTTCTATAAAGTTTAATGAAATCAATAGTGGTGTTAAAGAAATTTGTAAAAAATATAGCCCATCTATGACTGTTATTGAGCAATCAGTTTACATTCAAAATTTTCAAACAAGTAGAGTTATTTCTTATATAATTGGTTACACCTGGGGCATAGTTCAGGGTTATTGTTTTAAGGTCATGGATATTAATCCAATTCTTTGGAAACGGGGGATTGGGTATAAAAATATATCTAAAGCAGATAAAATAGTTTTTGACACTGAGGCTAAGAAAAAGAAAG